ACTTCAGGTGTGGCCGTCACATCCGTGGTTGGCGCGGAGTCTACTTCCGCTAGGGCTTGGACTTCTTCAGTCATGTTTTCTGAATCCTAAGATTCCTCGGTCTACTGGGCCGATACAGTTTGTCAGCACATTATGCTGGAATTTATACCCATGGTAAAGCAGGCTCAGATTCTTTTTGAGCCAACTGGCGTGCAATCTGGTCAACCACTTGTGCTTCACCTTCATCTTTGACAAGACGGGTAGACGAATGTTCTGTGTTGTCTAGGTCTGTCCAAGTAGTGACTTCTGGCTCAAAACACCAGTTAAGCACTTGTTGCTCGGTCAATTGTTCATAAGGAACAAAACTGTCGCCACGAACCAGACTGCGGCTGTAAACAGCAGAGGCAGAGTTATCGCCATTAGTAGCGGTGACTGTCAATTCAACCTTGACAACTAAATTGTCCTCAGCTACTTGAAGTTTGTTAATTGTCCATTTGCATTCCATGATATTTCCTTATGAGTTACAGCTAGAACTTTGAAAGATTAGATTTATATCGGATACCACTTGTTAGTAGTTGAATAATACACAGCCGAAAATTTACCTCCAGCGGCCAAAGTTGAAGGAAACAGAGTTACATCTGATCCGTATGGACTAGCAACAGCAAGAGTAGTAATAATATTTTTTGAGTAAATAGAAATTGTTTGATTGTTAAGCGGAGGACTTGTAGCAATACTAAGGTTTAAATTTACTACTGCTACTATTCCAGCATAGTCAAGAATCAAAGCGTCTGTATTATTAAGTGCAGTGATGTTATATCCACTAGCATCATTAACGTATTGCACTGTCTTACCGCCGTGAGGCGTAGACCTTGCAGAAAATGATGAACAATCGCCTAATAAGCCTACATTTCGCAAGTCTCTGTTTGCATCAGCACCTGTATATACGGCCTCTAACTTATTAGTACATTGGTTTTGACCAGGCCCAATCAGCGTCCATTTCTGTGATGTAGCAAAGCAGGGTGTAGCTAATACCGCTGAATCAACAAGAATTCGGGGATTATTAAGAATAGTTTGTGAGTACGGTTGAAACGCAGCTCCCACTTTTGCAGAGTTTGCTGTGTTAAGTATTAATGTTGGGTCTATAAGATTTTGATTAAAACCCGACAAACTAAATGCCGCCTCTGCAGGTAGAGCAGTTCCAGTCCATTGTTCAATCGTAGGGTTAATAAACACATCATTCTGTCCTGATGATGCGATTTGACCTTCAAAAACACATCTAACAAATGTGCAGTTGAATCCAGTTGCACTAAGCCCTCGTCCATTTAAACATGAGTTTCCAGTGAAGTCATATGTGTTGTATGTTCCACCAGTAATCACAATAGCGGTATTGCTTGTTGAAGATGTATAGATTGTAAAATTGCAGAGATACACATTTTGAGCATCAGCGCCAATAATTTCTAAAGCTCTATAACAATTAGATACCTCAAAATCAAAACTTGACCTTGTTACGACATACGGACTGTTTGCACCAACTCTTACCGCTGTTACTGTTGCAGAGGCATGACCTACTACAGAAAAATTACTTAGGTTTAATTGAAAAAGTTGACCCGTAGTTACATCAGAGGTGCAGTTAATTGCAGGATTCCCCGCTGTTCTCTGACGTAATATCGTATTCCCTTTTCCAGCACCAATTAAATTTACTTCTGATTTAATGCGAAGATTATCTATAGAGTAGCTACCAGGGGGAACAAACACATTTTTCGAAAGAGTTTGAGCAAGTGTAAATGCTGCGGTGCTATCTGCAACTCCAGTTGCATCAGCACCACAATCCAGTACGTTTACTGGTGCACCTACAATCATTGAGTTGGTAACTTTAGTCAAACTCATATCATTCCTTTATGCAACAACATAAGTCAAAGAAATGACTAGATTTGCGCCGCTCAGTGTTGCGTTAGTTACAGGAACAGCATAACTTGCGGCTGTTCCTATTGAAATTGTTTTTGCAGTAGCATTACCAAAGCCGCTTAATGCGGTTCCAGAGTTGCTTGCAAAAGTGGCTGGTGGGTAATTGCTTGAAGCTATGGTAAACGGCAAGCCTCCAATCGTGGCTTGTGCTGCGTTTGCTGTCGCTGGGTATGTGATGAACATATTTATCGTACATTGCTTTCCAACACGCACATAGTAAGCATACGATACAGCTAGAGTTAACCCAGCGCCGGAACCATCTGTAGGAGTCCAATTCCCCTCTTCATACCAATTAAGCAACTGGCTTACCATACCCGCTTGCGGGGTGTTGGCTGTGAAATTCATGCCCTTGGCGGCTGTGGCTTGCACAATGTTATCGCCAACATAAATTTTCTTAACCACACCCAAACCACCCGCAGTTTTCATAGAAGCCGCAGTAGTGCTAGACGCATCTGTTGCATCTGTTGTTAAAACAATGCCTGTTGCGCTTAATGCGGCTGTTGCAACAGCCCTACCAGCAGTCAAATCAGATACCGCAACTTTAACTGTTGCGCCACTTTGAACAATTGGTAATACTTCAGACCCTGCTAAGGGAGTGGTTGATGCCGTTAGTGCCGAAATCTTTTTATCTGCCATGATATTTTCCTATCAGTTATACAAAATTTCAATTGAAGAAGTAAAAGGTGGTGCTTCAGTAAATGTCAATGTACCGCCAGTAATAGAATATGTATTTCTGTTTTGATATACGCCATTTATGTAAATAGCAACTACATTCCCTGTAACTGCATATGCAACAGTTGAACCATTTCCTGTGTAATTTGTTACAGCAAAAGCACCAGAGCCAAAAATATTGTCGTATGTTGCAATCAATACATCATTTGAATCTTTTAATACAAATTTGTATGAAACTGGCAAAATCCATATTTCACCGCCGTCAGGTACTCGGCCAGCAGCATCTAAAATAATTGGGTTTGTACGAGCAACATTTCCTGAGCTAGTGGTGTAGGTAGCTTGCGGTGTGGTTGTACCAGCTGCATAGGTGTACAACTTACCACCAGTTAAAACAGAACCGGTATTTGTAAAAAACTGGGCCGCAACACCGCCCACTGGGGATAAAAATACGGCCATTTAGGTCACTCCAAAAGAATTTGCCCACCGTCCTCTTGGACGAGGTTGTCGCCAGATTCGGTGAGAAGGTTGCCGACCGATGCACCACTGTCTAGCGTGCCTGAAAACAGCGTGGCAATACCGGCTAGGCCAATGGCCACCGAATTGCGAAGGGCGACACCAAAGCTCATTGCTTATTAATTGGTTTGCAGTACGCAGTGCCGTCGCTGCTGCCAATTCGCAGCACGCTGACACGCCAAGGCGCGCCGGTTGAACTGAGTGTCAGAACAAAAGGAATTGGCGTGTAAGCAGGGATTGGTGTGCTGGCGCTGGTAGCAACAGCACCCACACCGACTTCAACGTAGCAAGGCACTTCGCACCAAACCAAAACGCCTTGAGGGCCAGCGTTCCATGCAGTTGTGTTGCCTGCACTTGCGCCAGCAGTTGCGGTGTAAGCGGGAAAATCCGCTTTGCTCATCGGGTTAAGTAGTTCCATCATGTTTCCTTATGCCAAGAATTTGAGCTTGTACAGCGTGCGCAGATAAATCTCAACGATATTATCTATCAATTGTTGGAGCGATGTATCGGTTTTATCACACACATCGTATCTTGCGGCTTCAATTTCAGCAAGCGAATCTTGCAAAAACTCGATCACATTGGCCGTTTTCTTGGCCGAATGCAAGGTAATAGGGCCAATCAATCCATACCGGCCTTGATAGGCTTCAGCAAAGTCGTCAGCCGCACCAATGATGCGGTCATAAAAGATGTTAAGCGCCACATGCTTGCTGTAGCTGCGCGTGTTCAAGTGAACACTGTGCGTGACATCACGGGCTAAAAACAGTATTCCTACAAAATCAGCGGCTTTCATTGTGGCATTCCTTGTGGTGGCATCATCTGTTGTTCAGGTGGAGGCATCATCTCCATAGGCATAGATTCCTCACGCATCTCAGGCATCTGGTTCATTGTGTTCTGCGACTCCATGGCCGCAGCAACCACGCCCATGGCAATGTCTTGAATCTGCTCTTCAGTCATACCGGCCTGAACCGCAGCAATTCGCTTGGTTTCGGCATCGTATGCCTTGATCTGAGTCTCAAATTCCTTGCGCTCCAAGTCTTGCATCTCAATTGATTTGCCGACATTGGTGATCATCTGGTGCATCTGCTCCATCTCAGCGCCCATGGCCTGAATCTGTTGCTGCGCCGCCTGCAATGCTGGATCGTTCTCATCGTCAGACAAGAACTTGGGATCAATGGTCTTTTGAAACCGCTTGGCCATTTCTTGTGCGCCAGGCCAATCCATGTTCTTGACAAACAAGTCGCCAGCCACAGACCACAGTTGTGGGTTGCCTTGCAACAGCTGCGCCATCGCTTCTAATGCCGCTTGGCGCTTAGTTGCGTAGCCTGGGCCAGTTGTGGCCACCACATCGTATTTGCCCACGCCAGGGTTGTAAATCTTCTCAATCACAATGCCTTGCTCATTGACAATCTTGTTGACTGGCTGGGGCTGATCAGGATTGATCTTGACCATCTTAGTCTCGCCATCTTCACCGATGATGCGAGCAATGCGCTGAGTGTCGTAAATCTTGGGAATCAAGTCCACCAACTGACGAGCAACGTGTCTAACAGCGCGGGTTAGGTTGTCACCATAGTGGAAAGTACCTACATCACCCTCGCGCTGGCGAGCCAAAATGGCCCTGCCAGAGCGCTCGTTGGAACCCATGCCAAGAGAAGCGTTATATTGGCCGGTTGTGGACTTAATGTCCTCAGATGCGCCTGCTTTGGCCTGCAATAGCCCCGTGGAGGCCATTGGGGGTTGCGCCCGCTGGGGTAGTGGCAAGACGGCGCCTTGGCCGTCTGTAACGTCTGGATTGACCTCAAGGTATGGCCAGTTGTTTGTGTTGGCTGTCTTCCACTTGTCCTCATAGCCCTCGAACTGGCCACCATAGCCAATAAACGGAGCCTTGGGAGCCAAGGCTAGCATTTCAGCTTCCTGAGACACCCAATAGTTGTACATGCGCTGTGCATCTTTGGCGTTTCGCACTAAGCCAGAAATGTAGATACGGCCATCAACCTCAAACTCGTTGCCAATTACACGGATCACAGGAATCCATTTGCCAGCCCACTCTTTTTGTTCAAGGATTTCATAGCCGTTGATCTTGCAATACATCACCCGTGGGCGCTCAGACATGCGTGATTTGACAGGCTTGCCAAACATTTCCTTGAGCATCTTGTCCTCTGGCGTGCCTTCAAAGGCAGACTGGTTGCCAGGGTACAAGTTCAGCTTGGTTTTGTCGTAGTCAATGTAGTAGTAACTGGCAATACGCACTGTGTCTTCATTGAGCCAGTTGCTGATCGACTGATCGCCTACACCAAGAGACTGGAGCGTAGAGATAGGCGCAGCATCTGGGTACTGGCGCTCATATTCTGCTTTTGTCAGGTCTTCGGTGATAAAGCAATACTTGGCATCCGCACCCGTTGGGTCTTGGATCAATGGATCCATGTACACCGAGAAGCTGTTGCGAATACGGCCAATTTTGATGTCCTGATCGAATGTGTTCTCGTCACAGTACTCGGTCATCAGGGTGATGTAGCCTTCGCCGTAGGACACCTGATTCTCGCAGGCCGTGTCATAGGCCACGTCAGCGTCAGAGATGTACTCAATGTGGCGAATCATGCCGTTAAAAATCTCAGCCACTTCCACATCAGCGTTGTCATCGACTGGGATGACCTTCGCGCCTGGGCGATTTTGACGCATGTCGTTTGTCACTTGACGAACGTGCTGCGGCAGTTTGTTGATTGTCAGCGTTGGGCGTGCGTTGATCGTCTGACCTTGCACCGCGCCGCGGGTGGCCAAAACGTCAGCAGGCCACTGCCAGTGGTTGTCAGGCGAGCCAGCGTAAAAGCGCAGATCGTCAATTTCATCCTCACGGCTTTCAGCCAGTGCAGAGACGGCCATGTCCAGCCGTGCGCGGGCGACTGTCAATATGTCTGAATCAGACTTTAGTGGTTTGCCGCCAGCAGCCACATTAGCGGCTGCGACCATTCCTGTTGGATCAGCCATTATTTCTTCTTTGCCATTGGTTTTTGTGCTTCGCGCTTAACAGAGTAAGCGATGGCCACGGCTTGCTTGACGGGTTTGCCGGCAGCCATTTCAGCTTTCACGTTTTTGCGAAAGGCTTCGGGTGATTTTGATTTAACCAGTGGCATCATTTACCTTTCTTGGCCGTCTTGGCAGATTCTTTAAAAGCCTTGGCAGTAGGCGCACCCTTGGCGCCTGGCTGGCGCATCTTCTCTTTAGAACCAGCGGCTATGCGAGCCTGTTTTGCATGAATGTTGGCATACAAGCCAGGTGGTTTAGTGGCCATGATTTAACACTTCCATCGTTTAAGAGCTGCTTTAGCGCGTTCGCCGTCTTTGGCGTTGGCTGCTACTGCACCCATTCTTGCACAAAATGAAGCCTTGCGCCCCTCATCTGCCTTGGTCTTAGGATTGGGCGCTGGCGCTTTTAAATTGCTGCCAGTTTCTCGATTGTACTTAGCGCGGCCCTTCTCGGTCAAGCCAGCACCCTTGGATACCGGCAACTTTTCGCCACGTCCAACGGATAAAGAGACATTCTTTTTTGTAGCCATCTAACTTCCCATCCATGAAGTTGCAACTGCACCGCGGTCATTGTATGTGCGGGTTCTTTCCTTCGCAGTATATTCCCTATGAGCCACGGGAAACGCAAACGTCACGCATATTGCATCAGCTGCGTCAGGACTGGCCAAACCTCTGGCCTTCATGTCCTTCTTTGACTCCAAAAATATAGTGCCCCTCGAATCTGGCTTGATCATAGGCGAAACCAAATCAGTTTTCAAGAACCTATCTTTGGGAATGCTGGCAGAGCGCAGCCATTCCTTCATCTTCCCCCACATTTCAGCGCGTTTATTGCCATACATGATGGGGTTTGCCGACTTATTGCCAAAGTTCACACCCTTGATCTTGTATCTTTGCTCTTTAAGGCGGTCAACAATGCCAGCGCCAAGCCCACCTTCGTCAATGACCACTAGGGCTGGGCTAAATTCCTCAATGGCCTCGATGATATGGCCAACAACCGTCATGGTGTCATCACCCCTGTGGCGGTCAATCCTCACAATGTCGCGGCCTTGGCGCACTGCAATCACCGTTGCGTCAGCGCCAAAGCGTGCAGGGTCAACACCAATGATGATTGGCGCCGTCTGATCCTTGTATTTGGGCCTGCTCATGGCCTCATCCACAATGTCAGCCGGAATAAACTGGTCATCACCCTCAGAGGGAAACATGCCATAGACCTCAACGTGTGCCTGGCTTGAGTCGGGGCCGTATTCGTCAATGATGTTCTGGTATACCGCCTTGTCAGTGCCTTCCACGGTTCTGGCATCCACCACCTTGTTATTCCAAAAGTCGCGCTTAGAGTTAAAGCACTCATAAAAGTAACCAGTATTTCGCCGTGGATTAGAAAAAGCCAGCCAAAGGCGGTTCGGTGTGTTCTCGGTAAAAAATCCAGCCGTCACAGCCCAGATCGAGTCATCGATACCGCTGGCCTCGTCAAAGATAACCATCACACCATCAAAGTTGTGGACACCAGCATAGGCATCTGGGTTCTCTGCGCTCCAAAGGCGGCCCTCAACAGCCCAATACCGTGTGCCTTTTTTGAGGTCTTTCTCAACCAGTTCAGTCAGCCATGCCGCAGGGGTGATCTTGGTGGCTGCCACCTCAAACCAGTGGCTGTTAATGCTCATGGCCAACCACTTCGTAATCTCGGCCCATGTGACCGCACGCAGCTGGGCTTCTGAGTTGGCCGAAATGATTGTTGTTGA